TAGAATTCAGATGTGGTAACAAGGCTGTCGGTTATGCTTATACTATCGCTAGCGGATAACAGGTAATCAATGACATCAGCAATGGAGTCGGCAATGGACACCGCGTCAGACTTGCTTAATCCAAGTGATTTTACAATTAAGTCCGATATGACTAGGGTATCCGCCAATGACCGCTCGAATGATGATACCCTAGCAAGACTATCACTCAAAGCTACCGAGTCTGCCTCAGTTAGTTCTATTCCTTTGCTAACCTCATCGCCTATCGCAACCGAATCGTCAACAGATAACAGCCACTCAACCACATCTGCTATAGAGTCTGTGATAATAACCGTATCTGAATAAATCCTTATAAATTCCGATACTTTGGTAAGGCTATCTGCTAAGGCCACCGAGTCCACCTTAGTCAACCCAACGGACTTTGCTACCACATCGCCTATGGTGACTGTATCATCAACAGAGAGTAACCATTCCACTATATCCGCTATGGAGTCCGTGATAGTTACTGTATCGGAATGTGAGCGGACGAACTCTGAGACCTTTTCTAACGCTTCAGTTATACCTATCGAGTCCGCTTCCGTCAGCCCGATATCTTTGACTATACTGTCGGTCATAGTGATTGAATCCGAGAACGAGCGGTTATATTCCCTCGCTGCTACCAGTAAATCGGCAATCGTCAAGGAGTCGGCAAGTGGCAACCCAATCCCTTTTGAGATTGTATCTGCTAAGTTTAACGTATCAGCCAGATTAACACCTACCGCTTTAGTCTCTGAGTCAGTTATGCCTTGAGTATCTTGTAATGACCTTATAAACTGGGAGACTTTAGAGAAGTTGTCTGCTAATGAGACTGAATCTGTCTTTGGTATCCCGACCGCCTTTGCTGTAGTATCGGATATGGAAATAGAATCATCAATGGAGAGAAGAAAGCCAACAATGTCTGCTATGGAATCGGATATGCCTACTGAGTCGGTTAGAGAACGATGGAACGCTGATACCTTCGCCAAACTATCGACAATCGTTAATGAATCGGCAAACGGTAAACCAACAGCCTTAGAGATACTATCCGCCAGCGTAACCGTATCTGATAAAGCCTTATAGAACTCAGAGGTCTTAGCAAAACTATCCAATATATCTACTGAGTCGGCTTCAGCTAAACTCAAGCCCTTTGTTAAACTATCGGCTGTCGCAATTGAATCATTGATGGCGAGTAAGAAGTCAGTTATATCACTAATACTGTCTGTGATGCTTACTGTATCGGAAGGTGAACGAGCAAAAGCAGCAACCTTACTTATACCATCAGTCAAAGCCACACTATCTGATAATGACCGACTGAACTCTGCTACTTTGACAGGGCTATCCGCTATAGCCATAGAGTCGGATAGAATCTTCTCCCACGCTATCGCCCCTTCAAGCAATAACGCATCGCCAGACTCTAATAACAGAACATCTGTACCGACTTCTAACTCTAGTCTCGCCATAATTATTTTACCTTTAGTTTTGCTATAACTTCCTTGAGTTCATCTATCTCTTTGGCTAAATCTCTCACTGGTTTTGGTTCAATATAATCACTCGCCAACTTAATATCCGCCTGAAACTTTGTATCCAGTTCAGCGTGTGAGGTATTAAACACCTCTTGTAATTTTTTGTCCACAAGCCCAGCCCTTTTCATCTTATAAAAGTTGGTAGATAAGGTATCGTGGACTTTCTTTTTAGTGGTTGTAATCTGTTTTACAGTTAGCATTTTATCCTCACTTAATATAAGCTATAATATCGATTGTACATGTATGTGCGTCGTCTTCGGTACGCCATTCAATAACGCCACTAGTATCAGTTGCGACTAAGAAAGTGATATAATGACCAGCCCCGCCACCCTCACCAGTAGAAGCCCCTGCAGGGTTAGTAGTAACAGCGTAAAACTCGTCTGTATCTCCATTTTTTCTAACAGCTATCATTCTATTACCATATTGAGAGCTGACTTTAAGAAATACTAAAGTAGCCTGACTTCCAACTGTACCTGATAAGTCAAGGTCTGTCCAAGTATTAACCATAACATCGGCATATACCTCAGTTTGAGCTACTGTAAGAGAAGCACCGCCAGTAGGAACAGCTCGTTCTTCAACAGTAGCTCCAGTTCCTACCCAGTATTTCTCATCGGTCATAGCTGGCAACTCTGCTGTAGTAACCCTTGTTCCTTTTATCAAAGCATCACCAGCAGCAGCAGGAGCAGCGAAGGCAGCCTGTCCCTGAGCATCCCTGACCACAATCTTACTAGCTGTTGCTGCCGAAACCGCACCGTGAGCATTTGCTACATTATTATGGGTAGTTATATCAGCATCCACTTCAGCGGCAGTTTGAGCAGCGTCAGCAGTAACTTTCACATCATAGACGGCATCATGGGTAGGAGCTTTGGTACCTCCATTTGTTATAGCCCCTGCTTGAACTGATGCGGCCTTAGCCTCAGCGTCAACAATATGCTGGTCGTCTGCTAGTTGACCACTTAATCCAGCTACACTAATCTCGTCAGCCCCGCCATTCTGATGTCTCGTTTTGTGTGCTAACTCAGCCTTTGATGCCAATAGATTGGCTAACGTAATACGCTTGGACTCCGCCGCTTCTGCTTCTGATACATCACGAATATAGATTTCATCAGTATCAGCAGGAGTGGCAGCTAGTTCGGTTAAGGCACTAAGTTTTGTATCTGCCATTATTACTCCTTAAGATGTTGGGCGGTGTTACCCGCCCATAATTATTTAACTAGCTCCGAAAGTCGGTAGCCAAGTATTAACTGGCTCCAAACGAAACAGTCCACGTAATGACGAGTGAATCCCCTGCCCCTTTATTGATAACATCAAAGCTGGAATAGAACATCAGGGTTGTATTGTTAGCCGCCTGTAAAATACCCGCCTCTGTAATCGCCCCTGTGCCATCACCTGCCGCCCAAGTGCCTACATAAACAACATCATTATCAGCACCAGCAGCACCCTGTGTGGTTGACGTGAGGGAGTTCTGGTCTAGAGGAGTAGCAAGTCCAGTAGAAGCCGAGGTCTGCCCTGTACCAGTACCTACCGACATATACCCTATAGCTGTATCAGTAGAATCGCTCATCTGGTCGGCTACGTGAGCATCACAAAGCTCGGTAACTGTGTTATGAATTATCCGTTCGTCTTTGAGGAGACCATCCTCACCAAATAACTGAGCCTTAAATAGCCCCTTGATACCCATTTTACTTTTGAATTCTTGATTTTTTACTTGTAACATTCCTAACCTCCGTTTTTTTAATTGATTTCTTAGGCTTCCGTTCGTCCTTAATCTTGCCATCTGGACCAGTCAAGACCATATGAACCTTTTCGTTTATTCCCATTTGCTCTTTTATTTCTGTCATTAAAATGCTCGCTCCTTCGTTAATAGTAATTCCGCGCCATAAGGGATATTCGTGACGGTAACCCCGGTGACAACCTCCTCCCTGTGCTCATAGAGATGCCCAAGTATCAGCAGGATCGCCGCCCTCACGTTCGCGGGAACATCCCCTGCATCACCATACCCGGCAACGAACGTAATGCACACTCCGTTTGCCGGTCGCAGCTGAGTCACAGGCCAGACCTTATTATGATTAAGAATAACCCACCCACCGAACTGATCAATCGTATCAACATAATATTCCGTCGGTGCAATGATATATTCAACATCATCCGTATCGTAATATTTGATACTTTCAATCGACTGTAGTGGAGGCAAAGGAATTCTAATGCTGTTATTATCTGACCATTCATCCAGCCAGAGTTCCCATGTCTGGGTGATGTAAGCGCGGTTCTGGAAGTTCTCACAGTCCATACGAGCGGCGGTGATGATGATATTCAGCTCACCATCCTCAATCGTTGGCCCGGATTTCTTGATAACATTCACGCCAAAATCACAAGTGTTAACTGCTATCGTGGCCACAGCCCGAATGTAACGATACGCACCGGTATAAGCCAACTCCTGTACCGCGTTGTCATTATCCGTTGTAACCTGAGTAAATGCCCCGGTTACATCATTCCAAATAGCGCCGTTATTACTCTCCTGAAGTTTTACATCGACTGTGCCGCCGGCCCCGTTTGTTCCAGATATCAGATTAACCAGAACATCATACCCGGATACCTCAATGGCAGAGCCTTGCAGAGTATATGAGGCCGCTACAATATGGTCGCCCGGCGCAATAGATATCTCTGTCGCGATGTCATCCGCCAAGTCCTCACTGTCAATCCGCAGATGTAATTTAGCAACACTGAGGCTTATTGGTTCAACTGTTGGTGCTGTATTTATTTTTAATCCCATATTATCTCCTGTTAACCGGTTTGCGCATGGCGTTTTCTGGAGGCTGGATTGATGTTGTCTCGGCATTCTGTCGTGAAAGGAATCTTAACAGAGAGAACTTTAGTCTTTTCTTTTTAACGGTTTCTTTTTTCATAGTTATCAACTCCAGTCAAGGGGAGAAACCACGTGAGCCTCTCCCCCTGAATTGGAATCGAGAATTAGTGTCTTAGTGAGCTATCTGGAGCATCACGAATGGAGCAGCCTGGGTATGCGTCGAAGTCTCAGCCAACACAAATCCGGCGTACTGATCCGACACATAAGCGTCAGCGTTCTCAACGTCCAGCGATCCGTCGTGTCTCCAATAGAGACCAGTTGCACCCGCGATACCACAAGCGGCCTGTGGGGATGCCCAACATGGACCCCATACCTGCAACCACATATAGTAAAGCGCAGCGGCCGCCGTAACCATCGGCACACCCACTACGGGATGCCCGATTACGCTATCCTGCACGATGTAGGACCATATATTCTGCATTGCCTCACCGGAATCCGACACGGTAAGAGCAAGTGTCAGAGGGCTGTCAAGAGTGAACGTTACCTGGACACTACCACCTGCGATGCAAGCAGTATTCCCGGCAATACCCCTTCGCTGTGGAGTATCTGCGCCGGACGTGAAGAAGATAATCTCTCCACCCTTGAATTCATCAACAGCAATAGCACCCGTGCCAAGTGCGCCATCAGTGGCGGCAATCGACATGGTAACGGTCTTGTCCCCTATTGCAGCGGCAGCGTATACGCTGGCGAATGCCAACCCCTGGAACAGTCCGTTCTTGACTCCCAGCCCTGTTGAGGCTATAGCCCCGCCTGTTTTGGCCAAAGCGAACGCCTTGCCCCCGAGAAGCATGATATCGCCAACATCATATCCGCTTGGTTTAACAAGCGAAGCCGCCGCATAAGGAACTCCCGATCCATGGCGGACCATCGCCTCCCCTACGTTTGGCATGTGGGCTCTGTGAATTTTTGCAACCATTTTGTTTTACCTCTTTTACTTATATTTTTGATAGGGGGAGGCTCCTCACCTCCCCATCAAAGCTGTGTTTATGTGTTGTTATCAATTGCCCTGAAGGCGTCAGGTCGAACCACACCACCGCCAACACGGAAGTACGCCAAGAACCCGATAAGTCCGGATTCCGCATACAGCTCGTCGAGCCGTATGATACTCAGACCCATGCGGTCGACAATGGTATAACCGGCTTTCCAGTTGCCGAAGAGGCCAACGATGGACAGGTCGGTGTTGGTTGATGCGGGAACGATCATATCGCTGGAGTTATTCATCGCGTAGCCGTCAAAAACTTTGGCAGGGCTACCGATCACATTGGGGTTCCAGAGATAATTCGAAGTAGCTTTGACTTTTCTCAACACGCCCTCGGTTGTCGGATGGAGCATAAATGAAGCCCCAGCCTTGTATGCAGCAGGGAGAGCATATTCAACGTTGATCAGGTCATCGGGGACGATGGTATCAGCGGTGATAAGATCAGTCTGGCTAGTTATGATATCGGCATCCAGAGTTACCCCGTCCGGTTCACCATACGCATGCCCGCGACCATTCATGAAAGCAGCTGCTTCTACCTCGGCTTTTTTCTGTGCAAAGGCGTCGGTGATTACCTGAGCAAGGATGTCATCCGAGTCCATCAGCTCATCCCTGCCGATTTTCACCAGACCTGACAAATCTTCTGTGTAGATATAATCCTTGGAAATGACAGGAGTAGTTTCAGTGACGAGTGCCCCAGTTTCCAACTTCCCCCATGCCATGTTTACGTCAGTAATGGACCGGCGCGCAACCTTATCTCTGGTTGTCTGGCGGACATTGGCAATCTGGCGGATGACCGAATATTGGGGGGTCGCCTTATAGATTTCACTGTCCAGGTCTTCAGGCATCATCTGTAAGCCGTTGGTATCCTCTACCAAAGCACGCTGCTCCGGGTTCATACCTGCCACACCATGCCTCAGGTAGCTAAAAAATGCCGCCCGTTTCTCGGATGTGCGGTCCTCGCCATGAGGAGTTACCGGGTTCTTTGCCATTTCAAGGGTCTGGATGTGCTCTTCCCGGGTAACGTCTTCATCCAATTCCCGGATGTCGGTGAGCAGTTTATCGACTGCGACCTTCTCATCCGAGGTCAGGTTGCGGTTTTCTGTTTCCGCGAGCTCCGTGACGCCCCTGGCTTCCAGAACCATGGCGCCTTTCCGTTGTTTCAGTAATTCAATGTTTTTCATATTTCTTCTCCGTAATATTTAGTTAAAGTTCCGCTATCGCAATTTTCCGCTGATACAGATCCAAACTCTCATCAGCCCCCTCTTTCGGAGCAGGCCCCAGATCGTCCGGGTTGTTTTCACGCGGAATGGATTTGTTTATAATTTCACCGGCCTCCGCCAGCACTTTCAGTTCATCACTATCCAGCTCTTCCCCCGATGTCCGTTTAGCCATCGCCTCGGCCACGACCTCATAATCAACACCGGCCTTGTCCAGCAAACTCCGGACCTTGACATCGGTTTGTGTATAGGCAGGAAAGGTCACAGGACTCACATCATAAAGCCTCGCCTTAATCACATGGCGAACTATCTCGTGTTTTTTATCGTCAAACATAGCCATAAGGGCGTCAAGCGAGCTTTTCTCTTCCCCATCCACCTCCCAGCTCTCCCCCTTCTTGCCGTCAATGCGGAATGCAAATGACATCTGACTGATATCCCTCCTCCCGATACTGACCATTAAATCTCTGGCATACTGGGTATCCGGCGGGTCAATCTCAATTGCCAAACCCTTTGCGTCTTCTTCCATGGTCAATGTCTTGGACCTGTTCCGGCCGAGGATGTAATTCGGGTCGTGGTTAAACAAAGCCCTCACATCATCGCGCTTGACCGCTCCGGTAAAAGCCCCCTGGTCAATAGTTTCACGGAATCCCCCCAGGTCTTCACTCAATTTGTCGAATACCGCAGCGTGTCCTCTTATCTTTTTAGAGTCACCTTCACCCACCCTTATCTCCAGTGAGTCAAGTTCGAATGTCCTGATTTCATTTTTCATTTCTTATCCCTCTTTGAGTTTACTAACTTTGTTAGATTCCCAGTCAACCAATAAGGATTCCGCGAATTCAATATTGAAACCTTCCAGTGACCTCTTGGAGTCTTCTATGTACTCTCGGGTATATTCAGCAGCCCCATCACCCATGACGGGCTCGAGCTGCCGTTCAATGTACTCAGGGAAGTCCCGGTAGAAATCACTCAGCCAGACGTCAAAGGTATCCGGTTTTTTAGTCGCTCGCATAATGTTCTGCTTTTCACGCTCTGCAATCCTTCTGACAACATCAGTAAGCAAACCCCTGGATGCTCCCTGACTTGTCGGTTTCTTAATAAACTCGTCAATCTTATCCGCAGGCACCATGTTCCCCTGAATATAATAGCGATCACCTATTCCATTCGGCTCTGGGTTCATGTCTTCTTTCTCTCTGATCTGATCCGGCGTGATGGCTGATATATAAAACAGCTCTTTATAAAATGCCGCTCGTGATGCGGAATCGCCACGAAGCAAACCCTCGAGGGAGTGTTTGGTATATAGGCCGTTGAAACATAATCTCCGGTCATATTCCTGCTCCCAGTTCACAACCCACGGCAGCATGGTATCTGTTACGAATTCAATAGCCTGATGCTCGATGTTACTGTTATGAACCACAACACCATTAGCTATAAAAGAGTGTGTGCCTTCTACTTCAAGGTCATAAACTAATTCGGGGGATTGGTGTTCAATGGAAATAATGCGAGACAATGCACAACCGGTAATATTGAAATTTTTACCACCCCATCTCGGGTATTTTCTATTCTTCCTATTAAATGGTTTGCCGTTATTTAATCGTTCAATATACCTTGAATCATGTGAGCCTATTCGGGAGTTATCCTCAGGATTTGAACAGGTAAAAACATATTGCTTTAGGGCACATCTACGCCCATTTGGAAGCGTGGTAAAACCTTCTTGACATCTCAAATTGGTCACCGAAATGCCTAAACTTATACAGAGATGTCTAATTGTGGACAACATTTTTTCATTACATGATGAATAGCTAACCCGCCCATTTTTATCCACTGAGCCGTCGGCATCCAGAAAGCCACGTAAGAAGGCGAGTTTCAGTTCATCTGATAAACTGAATACCCACCCCGGGACTTGTTTATTGTGGGCAGTTCCGTTGAAACCCAGCACTGACAATTCCGCAGATGCCTTTACGGACGAAAAACGTGTACTGCGAGGTTGCTCTTCTAAATGAATAGACCCTTTATTATTCTGAAATTCTGATTTTATAACATCCCTATAATAGTCCATGTAATTAGCTGTCATTGCTCTGGCAATGTTTATGGAGTTTTTTGTCTTATTGCCATCGCCAATATACAATCCACAAAACTCCATAAAACCAATGGACGCCGTCCTGGTGGGTATGATGTTATTATTTGCATCAGGCAATTTGCTTAAGGAAATTAAAGTGTCCCCAATTTTTAAATCCCCTGCTGGTACCCACTCATTATGCCATTCCACATTCTGGTACCCACCAACACCAGGTTGAGGGCTAGAATACTTACGTCTCATGTATATTCGATGTTTCGAGTTAGCACGAATAGTGCGGTTTGTAGTTTTTATCTCTAATATTTCGTCTGTTCCGGTACAAGATGATTTATTTACTACGGACAAAGCCCATAACCCATCCGGATTAAGACTCCAAACTTTTTCACCAACTATAATATCGACAATGGACTTAGATCCTGATTCTGTAAATACTTCAACGTCTGCGGGTAAACAGAAGGTCGCGTGTAACAGATGCCCTATTTTATGAAGCTGCACTCCGTAAATCCGTGCGATATCCTCTATCTGAAACTGTCTGGTCTCGAGGAATTGCGCTTCGTTGGGGGGTATCCCAACCTTCTGATACTTCATTCCCTCTTCCAAAAGGATCAATCTGTTGGCATTACTCAATCCCGCATACTTTTCATTGACAGATTTGCGGAGGTTATCGGAACCTTGGGCGGTTAATTTACCCGGATGCTCCAGGATCCCGCCGACGTTCATGCCATTACCGAAAAAAGAGCCGCCGAATTGTTCGGCTGCTATTGATATTCCGATGGTTTCAGCATGTTGTCTAATAGGTGATAAGCCTCTCATGCCATCCGTACCAAGCCCCATAACATGTAAAATACGATATGGTTGCAGGTTTTTACTCTGCCCATTAACAACAACCTGATAATACAATTCCTTAGATGGTGTCCGTAGCGGCTGGCAACACCATGGGGGGATCGGCCACAAGGCTACCGGATTCCCAAAATTATCAAATTCAATTTCCGCATATGCATTTCCGTACAGACATATATGAGCCTGGGCGGTCTGTCTGAAGATATAAGATGTCTGTTCGGGGTTCGGGGTCCGGTGTAATAAATTATAGAGGGGAGAGTCTATCGCTTTGTTATGGCCACCGTCCGGCCTGTCGCGATAAACATGGAGTGGCATAGCCGCCAGTCCAGTGGAGAGCACTCTGATACAAGCCCACACTGCCGATGTCCGCATGGCTGAATCGGGACTAACAGATACTCCCGACCGCGTTCCACCGCCACCGAATAGCACTTTTTTTAATGTGAGAGAGCTCGCCCTCTTTTCAATACCCTGACTAATTATTCCCATTATCTACTCCTGGCTCCGGTGTATCCCCACCAGAAGAGCACCAGCCCAATTAATATGTAAGCTCCGGGGTGGTAGATTTGCCATACCCCAACAGCGACAAGGATAACGCCAGCGATTATACAGATATCATCTACACCAAACATGGCTGCTAAACGTTTCAATAGTTTTTTCAACCTTAATCCGGTCCCAAGTATTGCGCTCATCTTTGATTGACACTCCCCTGCTCTAAACATCAAGGTTCCTCATTTTTTAATCCAATAACTCAAAACGTTCTATCTGTCCTAACTCGTTATCTGAATACCTAGCACAAATATATCCATAACTATCTTTCTTAACGTCGAAAAATCCGTTCACTATTCCCAATAAGCCAACTTCAAAACCTTCTTCGGTTTTACCCACCTGAACGGTTGGATGGTCGGCTAATGCTTGGTTGCAGGATACACGATGGCCAATTAGTCGTGGTAATACAGTAGGGTCTAAATCGTTAATCTGATTCAACACCAATATCGTGTGCTCAAGCTGGACATTAAAGTGCATTTGCTGGACTTTTTCTTTGTCTATCTTAACCATTTTCCCCTCCTTTGAGTAAGACATCGAACCTCTCGGTTTTTTCAAAATACTTTTACACCCTCTGTCTCGTACACGCTTGGACCATTATCACCTGCATGTCGGATCGCCCTGTCCAGCGCCATAATCAATGCCACAATCCCGTCAATCCTCTGTGTGGCTTTGGACTTGTCGGGTTTGATATTCCCTGCCGGGTCCTGTGTGATTACTGCGTTATCGGCATTCCATCGTAAAACCGGGTTGCCCCCATGCACCAGGGCCCCGGATAACATCTGATTAACAAACTCCTTTGATGCCGGCGACATTGAAACATATCCCTGACGGAAAGGAGTCAGCAAGGGATGGCCCGTGCTTTGCTCCTTGTCGTTTATAGCAAAGCCGTCATCATGGAGGTCTCTGATTAACTTCACTGCCCCCCAAGGGTCATACGCGACCTCTTGCATATCGTACAAGGCGCGGTCATCGTTTAACTGTTTTCTGATAAAGTTATAATCAATTAAATTCCCCGGGGTGGTTTGAATAAATCCCTGCTTTATCCATCGGCTATAGGGGACCTTATCCTTCTTTTCCTTTTCCTCAGCCTTGCCCTCCGGTATCCAGAAGCGCATCAGGACCTTGTATTTATCCCCAACCGGGAACACATGGGCCAGAGCGGTCAGATCTATGCTGGTGGAAAGGTCCAGAGACGAGAAACACCTCTCCCCTTTGAGTTCTTCGACATTAATCTTACCGGCACATTTATCCCAGTCTTTGAGTTTTATCCATCGCATTGATTGCTTCACCCATATATTCAACCTTAGCTGCTTGAAGGTGTTCTCTTCCTCAATCTTCCGCTCGGCATCACGGAACGCATCCCGAACTTTATCAACAGTGATAATATGACCGAGTGAAGGGTTGACCTTGTACCAGTTATCCTCGCTGGTCCAGTCCCAGTCTTTCCCGGCCTCATCATCCGGTGGCCCGTAAATCACCGGGTAGAATGTCGGGTCCTCAATCGTTCCGTTTAGTATCTGCCGGGCCTTTTCGTGCAGGTCCCAGCAGATAGAGTTTCTGTCAATCCCGGCTGTGGTGATGATAAAGAATAACGGTTGCCTCCGGGCATCACCGGATCCCTTGGTCAGAACATCGTATAGCTGTCTGTTCGGGTGAGCGTGGAGTTCGTCAATCACTACACCGGAAACATTGAGACCATGCTTTGTGTTGACCTCCGATGATAAGGTTTGCATAAAAGCGTTATCGTTCAGTAACCAGATCCTCTTGCGGGAATCGTTAACCTTGCACCGCTTGGAAAGGAAGGGACTGAAGCGTATCATCTGCGCAGCTGCACCGTACACCAGCCCTGCCTGATCTTTATCAGCCGCCGCACAGTATACCTGGGCGCCGGGTTCGCTATCCCCGAATAATAGATACAGGGCAACCGCAGCAGAAAGCTCGGTCTTTCCGTTCTTCTTCGGGATCTCAATATAGACGGTGTTGTATTGTCGGAACCCATCCGGCCTCATGGTTCCAAACACGTCAGAGATTATCTTTCTCTGCCATGGTAGGAGTTTGAATTTCTGACACTTCCACTGCCCCGTTGTGAGTGACAGGTTCTCGATAAACCGGATGGCCCAGTCCGCCTTTACCTTATCGAAGCTTGTCATGGCTTTAACTGCGGTGATCATTTCCCCTTGTTCTCTATCTCCCGGAACAGTTCCTCCATCGGGTCCCCGTCTTTATCTTTGTGGGCCGAGTCAATACGCGACCGGGACACAGGAGTCATCCCGAATTCACACGCTGATGTATGAACCTGCTCTATCAATTTGTTTCGTATCGCGAGAAGGGGGTTTTTGCTTACATTCCCCGCCTTGGTTTTTAACAGATAGGCATTTGTGGCATCCCCACCAATTTCGAAAGCTTTGTTTGTGAGTTCATTGATTTTATTTTCAACCTCCACCAGCATCCCAACAGACTGACAATATACAGCCAGCTCCATGCGGTCCAGCTTGGTAAACAATCCCAGCCGACCCAGTTCAGAGGTAACCCTCTTCCATTCGTTTCGGGCTTGTTTGTTCAGCCATAACGGAGATATTGTCTTACCCCGAGGTTGAGGCTCGTTATAGTTGATACGGTTCTTGTTCGGCTCGCCTTCTTTTATTTTCTGTTTGGTAGGCCTTGGCGGTCTGCTCATTTTATTATGTCCTCTGTTGTTAATTCTGATTTATACGATGTGCCCACTTCCTCGATGCACACTTTAAAGCATTTGCCTTTCATCAAAACAAGTTTAATCGCTTGCGCTAAATCAGTCTCCGGAATATCTAATCTAACCCTTGCACCATCCCCACCAATTGAGATTGCTGTCTGAATATCCGGAAGAGATGCTAAGAACTCTATAATCATTCTGACCTTTTTTCCTTATTCTGTGATTTATCGTATAAAAGTTATCGCTCGGTACAGGGGAAATAGGCTGTGGAGATTGGATGCCCCTACCCTACTGGCTACGTGTTGTCATTTTATATTGCCAGTTGTCAGCGTATCCCCGCATATACGTGCCCTGTTGTCCTATTTATTGCCAGACGAAGTAAACCTGCTCCCGTGTCTTTTCTCATGACAGGCGTTACAGAGGGAGACAAGGTTACTGGACAGGTTATTGTGGGGGTTCTCGTCAAGGTGGTGGACCATCGTTGCCGCCGTTACTATCCCCTCGCAGTCATGGCACAAAGGGTGTTCAGCAAGTTGCCATCTCCTAACCTTAACCCACTGACTGTCATATCCGCGTGACGATGGACTCCCCCTGTCCTTGTCGTACTGCCGTTGGTGGTGCTGCGCTAGGTGGATGTGGTTCGCGCAGTAGCCACTCCTATCACTGGTATGGTAAGGACACAGAGGATAACGGCATGGGCGCTGTGGTTTGGTTGGCATCTCATCACCATATATACAAATAGCCACTTGCGTGGCTTAATACACAATGGCCGCCAGTCGCGATTAGGCGATTGTCTGGCGGCGTATGTTCTAAAGGAGGGCACCAGCAGAACTGTGGGCATGGATATCCCACATAAAAAGAGTATCATAAACAATAATAGTTTGTCAATCCCCACTGTTTTGAGACTAAACGTTTAATGCATTTTATTTTAAGAAATATCAAAAGCGACAATTGTCGTTTTTTTGTTGCTGTTGGTAGCGCCATTTGCGATAAGGGTCTCTACGCCGCCTTACCCCGCTTATGTAGTTGATAGCACTCTTCGCTGCCGGGGCCAGCTGGCTATATGAGTTCAGCCCCTGCTGGACTTCGCTGACCAGCGTTTCACCATCCCTACCACACCGCTCCAACCTCCACGTTAGTTCGGCGTGTATCTGTATGGATGTTTCAAAGGGGGCGTGAAAGTTCCGGCTATGCTGGACCCGGGGAGTATCAGTGTATCCAGTGGTATTGACTGGCCAAACAGTACCATCTAATGGCAGTAGATTCTCTATAAGCCAGAATATCTGGGTCCGGCAGAAAAATATCATATTGGGGAGATAATACTCGGCCATGAAACAGGCCAATACTCCGGAGCGCTGCTTAACCTTGAGATACCTCCTGCAGGTACTACACTCGCCCATTATGTCACCTGCCGGGGAGAGCGTGGGCTTTGTCTCATGATCCTCCCTATCTGGTCCACCTTTTCGAGTTCGACATGCAGTGACACACCGGCGTCAGGGCTGCGCGTCATGGACAGGCGGTAACCGTATGTGTCGAACTGGTACTTTCTAAGAGCCGCCTGTTCTTCTGGTTTTAGTATCCAAAATAGCGCTATCATGCTTTCACCTTCCTTCGCTTTGGTAGCTTCACCAGTATGTAGGTGCCATCCTTCACACACAGGTCAAAGCCCTGGCTGTTATAATACCCCACAACGTGTGGCACAAACCACTGGCTGAATTCAAACATGTAGCACTGAGGTAGGAACACCCGCCCCTGCACTTTGAGATGGCACCGCTGGCAGAGCGAAGCAAGGTTCCACAGGGCGCAGTTCGACTTGTTATTGTCCAGGTGGTGAACGGTCAAGGCATAACCGTTCTGTGGATCGTGTTCATGCCCACACCGCTCGCATTTCCAACCGGCCGCTTCTTTAATAGCCGTAGCGATTTCTTTCCAATTATCCGGATATTCCCCGATATGTTTCATTCCCCCCCCTATGGGTTATTCTCTTAGAACAGCATTAATCTTATCCAGTGTTTCTGTCAGTGAATAAGCACTATGTTTAAACATTGGAACTTTAGAGTGCTTAGCACACTTCTCACTCCCTAATTCATTGTGTTCCTCCAGCCTTACTACATAACCATTTTTAAGCCATTCCTTTAATTCGGACAAACAATAATCGCCATCTATCTCCAACATAATAGCTACCACACACCCACACTCTTCACGCCCAACATACATTTTGCTCATACCTTCACCTCCATTCTATTAATAAATTCCAACCATGTGTCATATCGCCGCACTTGTGGTAAACAATGAAATACATTCTCCCGAGGTCCAATCACTATTAATGATTTCCCCCAGGCAATCGCCATACCAAATTCGACATGCCGGCCCCCGCGCTTTGCGTATGCCTCAGGTCTTTCGCTGAATAGAATAATAGTATCTGCTTTCTTCAAATCATCATAATCGTCTCGGGCAAACGAAGCTGCCAACATCGACACCCCGGCTTCAGGATGATTGGCCACTTCCACCTCGTGCGCCCCTTCGTGCAACTGATGATCCCCACCCAACCACCGGCAGCTGACAATATAATCCATGTCCCTCAACTGTTGAGCATAACCGGCCAGCTCCTCCCGTCTGTCATATCGCCCTGCAACGTAAATTACCTTCATAGTAGTATCCCTCCTTTTTATTCTCCCTTTGTAATGTCCCCTGTAGAATCACAGTCAACAACAACACTGCTTATTGAGTATCCGTCTTCGGCTATCTCTCGTGCTTCATCCACTGAAGAAGCCTCTACTTCTATATACCCATCAATGGTTACTTCAACTTTATATTTCATTTCGACTCTCCATGCTTCCACTCAACATGTCTTTTTAGTGCATCTAGGGTATAACATTCAAGACCACAATGTGGGCAGATAGTAATTAGTTTTTCCTTCTTGGCCATTGGATTATCCCTCCTATAATACTGCTTTAATCCTCCTTTATCTTTAATTTTATCTGGTCTATAACCTAATCTCTATCTGCTTTGGCTATTGCTACATCCCTAGCCAGTCTACATACTGTGCCAGATTGTGCTTTAACCATATACATAATATCTCTTATTGATAAATGTTTGTTATTTAAGTGTGTGGGTGATATTACCTGCTTAACGCCAAAGTTCAAAGCATTGGATTTGAATGGGAATTTTGTAACTACCAGTAAGCCAGCATACGGATAAAGACTTTCGCATATGTTAACAGCATTCTCCTCCATTTCCACAGGAACCGCAAAGTAAAACTTGTAAACTGGCAGTTCATTGTGGCGATTAGAGAAAAACCAATGCTTACGTTTTTTTATATCTTGCCTCATATCAGCACAACTTATCTT